TTCACTGGGTGCTACCAGAGGTGATGACGGTATTATTTATTTTAATACGGCGTAAGACATGGCAATAGTCAAGATTCAAAACCCTTTTACAAAAGAGATTGAGCAAGTTTCGATTGCAGGTGATGATCCTACGCAACAGGAACTTGATACGATCTTTCAACTATTTCAATCAGAACAACCCACCGTTGGCGATGTTGATCTAGCCACAGCCAGTGTAGAAGAGATAAGGGATTACGCCCGTCAATCAAGATTGGCTGGTGTAGATCCTGTCACTGGTGATCAAATTACTGAAGACGAATACGTTAGTAAGTACAAAGAACCTGGTGTAGATTATACCTCTGGGGTTGACAGTATTGGTGGTTTTTCACGCTTTCAGTTTGGTCGTATGGACACGGCTGATGAAAAGTCCAACTATCTAAATACGGTAGTGGGTGACAAGGGCTTCCGTGTAGATGCCCTTGGTCGTCATATCCTGACACAGGAAGGCCGAACCAAACTTGGTCTTGGTGAAGGCCGTGAGCTTGCGGTAGACGAAGAAGGCTTCTCATTTAATGATGTTAAAGAGTTTGCAGGAGCAACTGCACTGCCGATTCTCGCCGCTACAGGTACGGCGATTGCTGCGTCTGGTGTAGGATTTATTCCAGGCACGTTGCTCGTAGGAGCCGCCGCCGCTGGAGGTAAACTACTTGATGAGGGCATTGAAGCTGCCGAAGGATTGCAGATGCAATCTCCAACAGATATTGCTCGTGATGCCGCTTGGGAAGGTGCGTTTGGCATACTTGGCGAAGGTGCTGGTCGCGGTATTTCTAGGCTGTTTGGTCGGATTATTAAAGGTCCAGGGGGTGCAGAGAACGAGGCTTTGCGTGCGCAGGCTCGTGAACTAATTGATAAAGGTCTTCGTCCTACGATTGCTGGTGCTACAGATGAAGCCTTTCGTCCAGTCTTAAATCGTCTTCAAGCTGTCTATGAAGGTGTGTTTCCAAATCAAAAAGCAGCGATGCAGAACCTTGAGCAATCTCTAGCACAGATGCGTGCGTTTGGAATTGCAGATGATACAGCTATTAACAATCTTGATGAGATTGTAAAACGTGACATTGATAACTTTTACTCTAGTGCGGATCAAAAACTGGCTAATGCACAGATGCGTATGGACGATGCGGTTAAGGGTGAAATTGATCAAATTATGAAAAATTTAAAGGATGGCAAAACCATTCCTAAGAATCTTGATGACATGATTCGTAAACGTAAAGCCGTATTTGATGAGGATGTTGATCGTCTGTACACCGCTGTAAATGGCAAACTAAAAGGTCAGGCGATCATTCCTGTTTCTGGCATAATTAAAGAACTTAATCGATTAACAGAAGATAGTATTGCAGATATTGGAGCAACACGTTTTGCCGCACAGGTAAGAGCATTGGGTGATGGAAAGGGGGGTGGTTTTGCTAGTGCACAGGAACTGTCTCGTATTCGCACAGGCTTAACTGACGCTTCTCGCAACCCAGCTCTTCTTAATGATGTGAATGTGGGTGCATTAGGAGCATTGAAAGCATCTGTTAATAAAGCGTTTGTGGATGCAGAAATAACATTGGCACAGATGTCTAAAATGGGTTTGGATGACGCGATCACTACGGCTAGAGGTCCTACTATTGTTCGACCAGATGGATTTAACATGAATCTATCAACGGGTGAAGCAAGTGAGGCATTACGCTTATTAAACAGAACAAATGACTTCTACAAAGATAGTATTGGCAGATTCGATAACATCGTTGTTCAAGACATCATAAAACAGACTAAGTCTGGTCAGATGAATATGAAGTTTATTTTTGACAAGATTATACAGGAAGACAACCCAGAGGCTTTAGATCAGTTACTCAAAGCCATTCGTGGTGCACCAACGGGTAAAGCCTTGGGTGCGGAAACTGGAATCGTGGATCTCGCAGAGGGCACACGAATACTAAAGTCCCGCACGATTGGTAATCGAACCGTGGAACAGGCTTTGAAAGACGTTGCAGATTTACCCGCTGACAACCGTACTCGTATGATGGTTGAGAAAGCGGCTCGTGATATTGAGGCTGAAGCTGCCGAGCGTGTTACGATTCGCGGCACAGGAGCCGAACAAGCCGAAGCTGTACGTCAGGGCTTATCTAAAATGTACATACAGGAGCAAGTCAAACGCTCCTTGACCATCGACCCTGCTACAGGGGTTGAAGTCATTGACCCTATCAAACTGGTGGCAAACATCAGGCAGAAAGGCACGGCTGTAGACAAACTTCTTGGCAACGACTTGAAAGGTGTCAATGATATCCTAACGGTTCTGGAACGAGGCAAGGCTAATCTTTCTCCAGGGATTATTCAACAATTACAAAGCAAGCCACTTGGTCAGGCTTTAAAAGATTTACAAGCGGCAGAAGCAAAGCGTGCGGCGGTGGACAGCAACGTTGTTCTTCGCACACTACAGTCAACCACAGATCCTGAAGTAATTGCTCAAACTGTATTTAGAAACCCTGCTTCAATCCGAGAGGCTCAAAAGTTTCTTGGTAACAGGGTAACTAACGTCAATGGTCGTGAAGTTCCAACTATGGAACTGGTGCGCGATGCCGCTATGGGCAGAGTCCTGAAGCAAATCGGTGCCACGGTAGACGAAGCTGGAAAGATTCGTATGACGGACGACTTTGTTGAGTCTTTCAAATCTGGCAGGCTGGGCAACAAACTACAGTCTGTTCTTCGATCCTATGGTGACGAAACACTTAACGCTATGTTTGGTAAAGGTGCTGCTGAAGGATTGAACGCTATGGCAGAAACTATGGTTCGTGGATCTAATGCCGCGATTGCTGGTAAGGGTGGTCTTGCTGCACCAAACATTGCACTTGGTCTTGGTGTTGCTAGTTTGATTATGAATCCTCTTGCTACACTGCCCACAGCTGCAGCGTTTAAGGTAATGTCGGTTGCACTTCGTAACCCAAAGGTTTTGCGTATGATGATGGCCTCTCGACAACCTAATACTCTTAAAGAGTTTTTCTCTGGTAAATACAAATCTAACCATCCTATTGCACAAGGTTTTCAAACCATGTGGCAATTAACATCAGCAGCGGCAGTACAGGGCACACGAATGGGCGTGCAACAGAGCCAAGAAGAAGCAAGACCCGCAACACAGTTAGCAATGCAAGAATTACAGCCACAGATACAACAAGCAATGAGTCAGATACCACAGGTGCAACCAGCACAGGCAGGCACAACGGCACAGGTATCTCCAATCTTAAATCCAAATCCTGCTACGCAAGCACTTGCGCAGTCACTTGGGAGATCTAATCCATGAATATAGATAAACTACGCGAAGAGCTTGCAGAAGATGAAGGCTGCAAGTACGAAATTTATTTGGATCACCTTGGTTTGGAGACGTTCGGAATTGGTCACCTCGTGACAATAGACGACCCTGAGTTTGGCAAGCCTATTGGTTCGCCTGTTACACAGGAGCGCGTTCAATCAGTTTTCCGGCGGGACATTGCAATCACACAAGAAGATTGCAATCGCATGTATGATAACTTTGACGACCTGCCGGAAGAAGCACAGCTAATCCTAGCGAACATGATGTTCAATCTTGGCTACAGCCGCATGAGTAAGTTTAAGAAACTTCGTGCAGCCGTACAAGAAAACAACTGGAAAGAATGTGCCGCCCAGATGGAAGACTCGAAGTGGTATACGCAGGTGCCGAACCGCGCACGCAGGTTAATTACAAGAATGGAAGAGGTAGCCTAGCCTACCTCCCCCCAGTTCTCCCCTAGTTCTTGGTCTACCTTGCTCGGAATCTTGAGGGGCAGACTTGTTTCCATAATCTCTGTGATTTTGGATGCTTGCTTCTCGGACTCGACATTGAAGCAAAGTTCGTCATGCACCGTAAGCAACGGCACCAGACCTTCTTCGTAGCACGCCACCATAGCCTGTTTGGTCTGGTCGGCAGCTGATCCCTGGATTAATCTGTTAAGTGCCTTGTATGTAAACGCACGCCGTAACGGTTGTGGTGCATACTCTTCCTGTGCTTGCTTCAAAGGCATAGGCTTGTTGTAGCCAAACTTGCGCGGCTCCCACATGTTAAACCTACACAGTCTTCCTAGTATCGTTCTAATCTGTCCGTTCTTCTCGGCTCTTTCTGACACCTTGTCGGCAAGCCCTTTAACAAACGGCACTTTCTCGTGATACTTCTTCAATAGGCTTGTAGCTTGGTCTGGTGTGATGTCCATCGTGTTCGCCAACTTGCCCTTGCCCATACCGTACATGATGCCAAGATTTACTGTCTTGGCCTGCTTTCGCGTAATGTCTGCCATATCTGCCACCATCTGGTGAAAGTCGGCATCGCCCTTCTTATATTCTTCAACCACCTCATCAATAGCATAGTGCCTCTGATCATCTGGCAAGGACGCACAGTAGTGCACCAAGAGCCTTGGTTCTTGGCTTGAGTAATCAAAGCTGCCCCACCTGCATCCGTCATCTGGTACAAACAGACCACGAATCATGGACTTAATCTCTGGGTCACGCGCAGGAATTTGCTGTAGGTTTGGGTTACTGGACGAAAATCTACCTGTTACAGTTCCGCCATCATCTGATCGCAGTGGGTGAAACTCGCAGTGTATCCGGCCTTTGTGCGAGAACTTTAGAATGTTATCAATGAATGTATTGCTTGCTTTATCTAGTTCACGCAGCCTAAGTATGCGTCCTGCAATCTCATGTGGGTGGTTCTGTAAAAACTCTTTTCTAAAAGACGGTTGTTTGGTGTCTTCTGTTTTGCCGTAGTACAGGTTGTAGTGGTCAAATACCTTGGCTACGCTTGATGCCACCCACGGTTCTACCCTTATGCCTGTGTCGTGCTCGATACCTGTAATAAGGTCTTTCTTTGTCTTGATTAGGCCTCTTTTGGCTTGCTCTGCCTTGTCCAAATCAACCGCTACACCCTTCTCTCTCATGTCAAGCAGGACAGGTATCAATGCTGTCTCGATGTCAAAGATGGTCATCAGGCTTTGCTTTTGCAGGTCTATGCGCATCTGGTTCCAGAGTTTCAACGTTAACTCAGCATCCTTCTCGGCGTATGCACCAACAAACCTAGAGTTTAGTTTCCACATCTCAGCCTTGGGGTCGATGCCAAAGTCTGCCGCTGCGGCTCGAAGGGTACGCTCGTCCTTGCGCTCGTTCAAATAATCCTTTGCCAGATTGTTCAGGCTGTAGCTAAAGCGGTTCTCGTCCAATAATGGCGCGGCTATCATGGTGTCGATTATCGTGCCTTGAACCTCGACCCCTGCCCACCGTAGCCAGCCAGCATCGTATGTAGCGTTGTGCATGATCTTTGGAATATGTGGGGTAGCCAGTTGATCCTTGAGCCATGACATCACCCGCTTGTGAGATATATTGCCACCACCTTCATGCGCAATGGGGTAGTACCCAACAAAGTCGCCAGCCGCAATAGCCACACCCACGATAAATCCATCACTACGCGCCCAGCCTGGACCTAGTTCTGTAATGTTTGGGTCACTTGTCTCAAGGTCTATGGCGATATAGTCAGTGTTACGCAGGTCAGGA